CCCCCACATCAAGATTTGCTGCTGTTATTAAATACCAAGTATAAGGTGTACCAGTAATTGTTCCTGTACTGTCATATCCTAATCCAAAGTTAGCTTTTAAATAAATTTGATTAGCTATACTTTGTTTTAATTGTGTAGAGAAAGTTGAAGTTAATAATGGAATAACTTGAACTGCGATTGCGCCAGTAGGAACATAGGTATTCAATACAACAGGACCAGTTCCGTCAGCTAAATTACCGACGCCACCGTTAGTGCCGTTGCCATATATTGCTGTCGGCGAAGCCCATATTACTAAGTGGTCATCATCAGATACTGGCAATCCTGGTTGTAATTCGTTTTTGCTATCAAAGTGATACCCAGAAGGCGGAACAAATTTAATTAATGATGTTTCAACAATAAATTTAGCATTATTACTAGCTGTTGGCCCAACTACTACAGGAGTTCCGCTACTGTTTACAAAATATCCAGTAGTTTCATTTACAATAGTTGTACTTTCATTCCAACTATAATTTAATGATTGTAAATTTGGGCGTGGAAAATAAGCATAATAAAATTGTTTCATTGTTGCTTGAATTAGCAACGGTGTTATGTCATTAAGAATAACATTATTAATATCATTAGTTGTTTGGTATGTAAATGTAAATGCTGGGGTGTTATTAATATACCACAATGCTCCGTCACTACCAAACACATTAGTAGAAGAATATTTGCCTGTTGGATCAACTAAATCCAAATAACGACTTGATCCAATTGAACTACGATTGAGCGCAGCACTTTTAATGATTGAATTATATGTTGTAAATGGAAAGTTTGTATAATCTTCGCCATTAACCATACGATTTTGTGTATAGTAACGAGCTGGCGCTCTTTGTTTAATTTGATCAATAGTTTCGCGTGGAGCGGCATTAGTTACAGGTGTTGTTATGCCACAAGTAAATGTAATTGTTTCAATACTACCTGTACGACTAACATACGAGATAGGAATTGAAATAGATTGCATATCTTCTGGATTAATAATGTATTGTAATCCGTTAGACGCACGAACATAGTTGCGGAATTGCCCTACTGGAATAGCTGAGAAAACATTATCACCAAATACTAAAGTAATTTGATCATTAGTACGGCTAGTAACTGAAAATACTGTACGCAATGTAGGAGTCATTTGTTCAACGGCTGCTGCATATACAGAATCGACTTTAGTCCATAGTTGACGCAAATTACCTACATTGTCAAGTTGATATAACCAAATATCAGTATTATTAACACCTTCAATATTAATATCAACAGTACGATTAGCAATGCTTTCTACTAAATTAAAATCTTGATTTTGTAATACACCTTGCTTGAAATAAAAGAAATATCCTGTATTAGCAGACTGATATCCTAATTGATCATTACGGAACAATATATTAAATTGCCCGTTTGGTAATGGAGGTGGTTCGTAAATATATGTTTCGCCTAGTGATGTTGCGTTAACTGCCTCAAATGGCATATTAACACCATCAACTGTGGCAGTATAAGGAATTACTGGCAAATAGCCAGGCACTAAGTTAATAGTATATTCTTGTGTATCTACTCCAAGAATGTTTTGATCGTTTCCAGGACTGCCTACATATTGTGTATCAACTAAAGCGGCATTAAGAATAGCTGTGAACTGTTCTTGCCAATCAAAGTTACTAGGATCGGCCCAGTTAACTGTAATATTAGCAAGGTCGACACCGTTGTAGTCTGTTACATTTTCTGTAGTTTGTACAGAAAATACTTTAAGATATCCGCTAGCTTCTGTATTACGCTGTGGAGCATAACTTACTAAATTTGCTAATTTAATAACACTATCACGGCGTTCTGCTGTGTCAATATAGTTTTCACGAGTGTTTAAGTCAGTACGAAATGCTAATGCTTGGCCCATAAAAGCCATAACATCAAGCAATGCTATAAATTCTGATGATTCAATATAATCATTGAATGTTTCTGGATAATACTGGCGCAGGTAATCTATGAAGGATTTGCGTAGGGTTTCAAAATCGTAACTTTGAAAGTCACCTTCACTATAAGTTTGATAGATTCTTTTCCAATCTTCAACCCCAAATAGTACGGTTTGTCTTGTTGTCTGTGCCATAGTCGTTCCAGTGATACAGTATTTATGGTTTTAATAAACTGGGTAGTTTAAGTTAGACATAACTTGCGGAACGCTGTTGTTCGTTAAAGAATATCGATAAAATTTGTGCTGATGTTGTTGCTACTGTTTGTAGTTCTAATTCTAATAATATGCCGTTTTCCTGGGGAAACATATTAATACTACTTAGATAAATTCGTGGATCTCCACCAACTACACGCTGAACTTCATTATAAATTGCTGTTTCTAACTCAGGGGTTTGATTTTCAAACAAATAGGCCCATAAAATGGTGCCATAGCCCGGACGGCCTACTAATTCGCCCTGTCTAATATTAAAAGCGTTTAATAAGTCTTGTTTAATTAATTCATAGTCAACAAGTGTAAATGTCTTGTTTTGATTAATTGTATTGAATCCGATAAAAGTTGCCATATATTATATTTATTCTATACAATATTAACTATTTTGCTGCCAACACCCTGCGCCGCCGACTGAGCTTGTGCTAAAATACTCTTTGCGGCACTAATATCAGCTAATGTTCCTAGGCTAGATACTGAAGGAAGTTCAAAAGTAGGTGGTGTAATTAATGATGATCCTATTACTCGATTTACTGCGGCATCCACTGTAGCTCTATCAACTGTATTAGTAAAGCCGGCTGCTGGTTGAACCCCCGCTACTAAACTGCTTAATGAAAAATCGCTAAAATTGATACTAAATTGTGATGCTTTTGCCAAGGAATCTATGCCTGTAGACAATGAAGTTTGTGCTGTATTGAAAGCATTAGTAGCGGCTGTAGATACTCCTGACGCTAATGATCCTAAATTATTTCCGATACTAGTTAATGTAGAGCCAGCACTATCAGCCCAAGCTGTAACTAAACTAGTGCCATACTTGCTACTAGTTGCTAACAATGCGCCAACATCACTATTAAGTGTAGAAGTTATTGCGGCGGTAGTATTTGCCACAGATCCACCAGTAAGTCCTGATGCCAGCCCAGATAATTGAGTTACCGACGATCCAGTTGCCGTCGAAATATTGCTTAATGTGCTATTAGAAAATCCTACGGCTCCAGAAGATAAACTTGATAATCCTGAGTTATATGCTGCTACAGCATCTGTTCCTAAATTTTGAATATCTACTGGCACATCGCCAACTGGTGAGCTAGTTAAACTTGAAAAGAAACCACTAATAGAATTTCCTACACTACCCAAAGTACTAACTGCTTCGCTGTACAAGGATGAAGAAGAATTGGAAGAAAATAAATTATTAAAATCACTAAACAGAGCGTTAGCTCCATTATAGCCTAATCCAGAAGCAATTAATGTTAATGCTGATGTTGCCACAAGTGTTCCGCTAGAACTATATACTTGCCCTGTACTAATACTTGGTGTAGTGACTGTAGGAGTCGGAGGTACGATTGTTCCGTTAGCCACTAACTGATTATAACTTTGTTGTAATAGCTGTTCCTGAATTTGATTTTGTGTAGCTTGATCTCCTACAATATCATTGGCACTTGTTATGCCGTTAAGACCAGTCCAAGGTGTCGGCGAATTCATAAACTCCACAAAATTTGATGGATTAGCACCTGTTTGTGGATCTGTAGGACAATATAAAGCACACATACCTGGTTTAATTAATCCTACTTGTTCAAGTTGAGTACAATTAAATCCATAAGTTCCAATTCCAATTGTTTGTGTAATTGTATCAACATTTCCTTGAGTAGTAGCAGCAATTTGTGCCATCAAGGCTTGTGTTTGTGTTGAAGATAATTGACCTACTCCGTTAGGGCCAAGGTCAGTAAGTCCTGTTGGGCTACTTGTAACTTGTATGTAATTTGTTTGATCAATTGGATTTTGAATTGGTGTGTTTTTTAAGGACGGTAATGGTGCTACTATAGGCAAGCCTGAAATAATTGCCAACAATGTTTTGTCATCTACACCCGCTGTTCCTCTTTGTAATCGAGTAATTCCAAAATTAGTAAGGGCTTCTGCTGGGTGGGTTAATTTATCACCTTTTTTATAACCAACAAATGTTCCTGCGGCCACTTGTTCGTAAAATATTTTGTCAGCTTGTGCTTGGGTTGTACCAGCTTCGGCATTTAATTGGAATTCTGCTCCAGAAGGAAGTGTATATTTAAAAATTGCCATATTAATTTGTTTTGGTTATAGTTGTTCCAGCCGGTATGGTTGGAGCTCCAGGTGGCGCAGAATTAGTTCCTGTACCTAAATTAACATTAACTTGTACACCTTGATTATGATATGGCCAAGGTTCGTGACTTGGTGCTCTAGTAACAATACTCTTAACCCCGTCGCCAGATACTGCCCATCCTGAACTAGTGTCAAATTGACTATCTGGCATAGTATATTC